CAAAGTTGGCTTGAATCTCTTCAGGCGAAGCACCACCAATCAAGTTATTTAACCAATGTGAAACACCTTCATCGTCAGGATTTAGACCATATTGAGCATAGAGGTCATTGATTAACTGAGTAGCCTCCCCGTCTTTATTAAAGAAATTAGGATCTTCTTCTAATATAGGAGCTAAATTTTCTGCAGCAGCCGCCGTTTCTTCTGCTGTATTAGGACCACCTTCTGGGTTAGTGAAAAGAGCACCTTGGAATAATGGTATGTTGTTACCAGTACCTCCATCATCTAACCAAGGTGTATTTAACGTGTTGTTATTAGGTATAAGTTGAGGATTGTCAAATATTAGGTTTTGTGCTGGAGTTTGATTAGCAACTACTTGGTTTATACCTAGATCCTGAATAGCTTTTGTCTGATTTAGTAACTCATCTAGCACAGGTTGTTCTAGATCTGTATTTGGGTTATCTACCGAGGCATTTATACCAAGTCCTCTTAACTGATTCACACCCATTGCCTGAGATTGAGGTCCTTTACCACGTTCTTTAAGAATTTCATTTGCAGCTATTGCGTCCTCAAATATGTTGCTAGTTTCGGGAATACTTGCAATTGCTTCTGGACTCATATTAAATGGGTTTGTATCAATAGGCGTATTATTAAGACGACGAAATTCCTCTATATTGTGGTCACCAAGTGGACCTAAAGCATCGAGCTGTTCACTTATTGAAAGAGATGGGGGGGTTGGATTTATACTGTTTTGGAAGTCTTCTAAAGTAGTTGTAGTGACTGAATAAGGTTTTTTTTTATTAGCACCTGTAATACTTAATACCATCTATCCTTCCTCACTGATACGAGTTTTTATCCACTCGACTACTGATCGTTGACCAGCTTTATACATAATTGTTTCCATCTTTTCATTAGGGTTAGGGTTGGTTGGTGGATATATTTCCTCAAGTTCAGCGAGGATTGACTCTAAGTTTGGTCCTAGTATTGACTCAAGAGTATTGGGGGAGATTGACATTGCTATGTTCAAAGAAGGCTGGCATTCTTGCTGACTTAGTTTCGACTAGCTCTGGAGCCTTGCCGTTATACATAAGATTATCGCTAGTATCCAGCCAAAATTTTTTACTTAAATATTTATCGCCATAGGTATTCTTACCTAATGGCTCCATTATCCAGTTAATTGTGGCCTTCCTAAGTTTATCCAGAGATTTACTAGGAGTAAGACCCATATCAGCACATACGAGACTATTAGTGGCAACGTGTATCTGTTCGTCTCTGGAAATATCAGCTGATACCGTTCTGAGACCAGCATCGCCATTAAACCTAAAAAAAGGCAAAAGTACAAAGAAGATTGCACGTTCTGCTACCAAGGCTTTAGTTATTGTGTGATCAGGGTGCGATTCCCACGCATCCCGTAGTCGAAAAGCCTCTTGTTCAGACTTCTCGTCAACGCCTATAGCGTTTGTTATATAGCCAAGAGCAAGGTCATGTTTGATCTCGTCTTGGACGTTGGATTCTAAAAGAGTCCGTGCTGATTGGGGAACCTCTTTTTCAAGTGCTTCTGTAATAAACTCGCCAACTGGTAACTCCATGTGGCGTATTGCGAGAGCACGGTAGAGGGTCTCTTCAGCTCCAACCTTAAGCTTTCCTGCTGTTGTTTGGACAGGTGTCCAAGTCCTCTTTCTATTGAGTAACTTTTCATATGGATTCATTCTTGACAATCGCATTCGGGTTCTTTTTGTAGAATCCCTTGCAAGTAATCTTGTACGTCATCTTCATCTAATGCTGCATACGCACTTGACTTATCTTGAACGTCACCCATTACCTGAAGGGAATAATAAAGTGATGTCTGGGGGCTGTCTAGCCACTCTTCCACGAAGCTTTCGTCATATGTCACAACATCGCTCCAGCTATTAAATGAATAGCCGTGAAGAAGCCCTGTATGGTTAAACATATACATTAGTTCGTCAGCTACCTTTTTATAGGCATCCCAACCAACCTCTGAGGCGATCTCTACATCACCATATTCATATGTCTGTACACCAAAGGTGCCGCTGTCTCTATCTACACTCCTAGCGATAGGAGGTGCTATCTCAGGTGTGCAAGTAAAGCCTTCTCTATCTTGACTTTTATATGAACAGCTTGCGGTAGGAGCTATAGCAAATGCTCTCTCCATACTATATCTTCTAGCTATTACAGCCGCACTCTGTATGCCTTTATATATTTCTCCAGCAATTAATCCAGCTGTACCTAATCCTGGTATTCCATCGTTAGTAGCTGCTAATGCCTCACCAAATTGTGCATAGGTGACGTTGTTTTGTCTTAGCAGATTAGCTAATCCAAGTACCCCGAGTCCGACCTGCCTATCCGTCTGTGAGGGGAGGTATTCTCCAGAACTATCAATGCCTGTTTTGCTATGTAACTCGCACAAGTCGGACATACCTTCAGCGAAAGCTCCTTGCAAGTCTCCGATTTTACAGGCACCAGTATTGATGTGTTGCAAGAGGCAAGTTCCTCGTGATGGCAGGTATACCTCAAGGCAAACGTTTCCTCTGATTCTGTTTTCATTGTTGTCATACTTAATTTTGTTTAGCCATATGTCACCTGATCTGATGCCATATATCACTGCATCCCGTGTTGTCTGATTAGCGTTTTTCCATTTCTCATCATTAATGTTGACGCACCGTTTGACCCACGGTAGTTCTGACCGAGGAGTAGTAATGAAGTCAACGATATCAGGATGATCGAGATCCAAATGTAAAACACACGCTCCATTTTTATAATGTCCCCCTCTGCGAATTATTTCATTTAAGGTTGAGTAGATTTTTCCGAAACTGACTGGGCCAGAAGCCGTAAGACCTTTTCCGTTTTCAGTTCCTTTGGGTCTGAGCTTAGATAGATGGACAGCAACTCCCGCTCCATATCTGAGTGCATGAGAGACGAATCTCCAACTTGCTTCGATTCCATTGTTCCCTTCCATTGAGTCTTCTACTACGAAGACAGTGCATGACACTGGTAGGCGGGAGGTGGGATCGTCTATCCATGACTGAACCCGACCAGTTCTAGATATTAAATTTGTCATTAGACAAGATCACTTAAAGTAGGTGGTTGATAATTTGCGCTCTTTAATACTTTGCCGTCTTCCCTATATGTAGGCTTTCCATCCTCATCTAGTTTAGACATATTGCTTTCATGGACTCGACGTAGAGCTTCGTCTAAATCCCATCCCATATTTGCTGCATATTGATAGCAGACATATACAAGATCACTGAGTTCTTTTATAGCATCCTCATGCAGAGCTGCACTGTTTCTAAACAGCATTCCCTCTGCCTCTAAAAATTCTTTGAACTCCTCAACGATCAAATTCTTTTGCATATTCCTCGACTTGAGCGTCTTGGAGTTCTTTACATTGAACGAGCTCCTGAACTCTCTTGCTTGTTCTAGATTCGATTTCATTAGAGAGGTAGTGGATTGCTTTGGAGAGGTCTTCGATGTCGTCATATTTATGGTCAGCTCTGCATATGTATTTGATTGCATTACCTAAGTGGAAGTTGAGTTCTTGATCACGTATAAAATCCCAAACTTGGACTGATCCACGCCTGTAATATTTGGGTCCGGTTTCATTGGTGGTTTCGGCCATTTGTTGAGTAGATTTGTAAGGCTGTTAGCTAGAACAAAGTTCTGCTTTTGGAGTGCTAGGAAGACGGTGTTAACGTCTTCTCTAGGGGTATTTGGATGTTCTATGGCATCCTTTATCTGTCTAAGTTTTAAATCTTGTTCAAGAGTTAATTCTGTAATCGGCTGTGGGACTCCATAGTATTGGCTCCATTTTTTCGTGGTCATAATCCTCTGTAGTTAAGATCCTTGCGAGACGTGCATTAATTAGAGCGACCTCTTCCGATAAGTCTTTCTCTTTAAATGCATCAACAACTGTTTTCCAGCTATAACCATTCTCTTCAAAAAGAGATACAGCTCTTTTGACTCCTATTCCTGGTACTCCTGCGTACCCATCAGTATTGTCTCCAGCCATTGATTGAATTAGATGCCATCTATCACCCTCAGATTTCGTGATTGTGAAAGATTCATCAAAGTTATATAGCATCCCTGGTATCTGTTTCATATCCTTATCAGGGCTAACAATTATATTGCCAGGATTTTTCGTAGCATATATACCCATAGCATCGTCCGCCTCTAATTTAGGCATCTTAATTACATGGTACTCATCTGCTAATTTATTGATGACACGCCTGTAACCGCAAGGCTTCTTACGATTTCTGTGTCCTTTGTAGTCAGCTTGGATATCCTTGCGGAAATTTTTACTGTCACTAAAGAACAGTATCATTTCATCAAACGATCCAAACTTATTTGCGATGCGTTTAAGTTCTCTTTTTACACAACTGTAAGCTTCTTTGAAAGATGAGGTGACGACTATTACATCATCTCCAAAATCAATCTCACTTTCTGCAGCTGCAGTACATTTATAGACAACAAAATCGCAATCAATTAATAATTTCATAGGTTAGTGGACCTCAGACCACGTAGCTCCTGATTTTGCTTCAGCTGCTATTGGGATTCTAAGGTTGTAGTAGTCGCCGCTTTCAACAGCGGAAAGAACAAGTAAAGATTTGAGATCATTAACATGTTCTGGGTGGGATTCATACTGTAGCTCGTCATGAATAAAAGCGAGCTGATGGCAGCGTAAACCCATTTCTTTTGTGTGGTCATGGGTGATTTGTAACCAACGTTTTGCAATAATTCCAGCAGAGCATTGAAGCAAGTAGTTCAAAGCCTTGTGAGTGCTATCTACATAGATTCTCCTTCCATCGATAGCCATGATCGAGCCTGTAGCAGACCGCTTCTTAACAGCCTGTAGTAGCTCTGATAATCCATCGATGGCTTCAATAAACGCTTCTCGTACTTGTTTTCCTTTAGCTCTTGCCTTATTTGTTGATAGTTGTTTATCAACGGATAGTCCGATTTTGGCATCTCCAGCTCCATATAAGAAGGCATAAGTAACGGTCTTTACATCGCGTCTGCTTATGCCAATTTTTTCTGCGTTAACTTGGTGTATGTCTCCGTTAAGGAGTATGTCTGCATATCTACCACCGTCATATCTTGCGAGGTAGTGAGCAAGCATCCTGAGTTCAATGCCAGCAAGGTCAGCCCCGACCATAACCATTCGTGGCGAGGCGGTAAATAGTTTTCTAAATCTTTCATCAGCGGGAACTTGACTTAAATTTGGTTTTTTGTGTGAACATCTAAAAGTATTGGTAGCAACTGAACAATGGTGATGTATCCGATTAGATGTCGTAACAAGCTTCAGCCATGCGTTCACGCCGACTGATATCATTCCTAATGCTTTCTTCAGTTCCAAGCATCGGAGAAATTTCAGAGCTATATCCGTCCCAATTTCCTTTAAGACGATCTCGTCTACTACGGGCTTTCCGTTCGAGCTTATTAATGACGGTTTCCAGCCATAATGTACTGTCAGTACCCATGCTATATGGTCTCTTGATGTGACATTAAGTTCTTTGAGTCGGATGCTTTCAGCACCAGCGACATAGCCTTGGGTCCGATTATTTCGTTTAGGATTAAATACTGATCCTGCAACGAAAGTATGCCTGTCTCGAAGTACTTGACTAAGTTCTTCCAATTCTTTTCGGAGATCAGATTCAAGTTTCCATGCAGAGAGTTCATCAAAGTACCATCCATGTAGTTCCTGTTGTGTAAGTATTTGTGCAACTGAATGCTCTAGCGAGCACCAGTCAGGTAGGGGTGAAAGTGGTCGCATAATTTCTTTGTAACTTCAACGTCTTGAGCGCAGTAGTCCTCCATCTCTTGACTCCACTCAGACCAATCGGATGTCTTTCCAAACTCTCCTTTATATTCGCCAAGCCTATAGCCGTATGACTCCAGACTATGTCTTCCATAGAGCTGTAGTGGCATATGTCTCCACTTGTGCTTATGGTCTATGTCATAGATATTTGGGTGGTATAGACGTGATAGAAGAAGAGTGTCAACAATGCGATGACGGGGAGTGAAATAGTTATATAGTTTGCTAATACACGGGATGTCAAAACCAATAATGTTATGACCAACAATCGTGTCAGCAACAAGTAACTTATTAATTCCCTCAGAAATGGAGTATTTGTTATTCTTTTCATCGTTGTAAGTTTCTATTTCATCTGTAAGGGAGTCATACATAGCAATACAATGTATGCGAGTTAGATCATGGAGTAGTCCGTTGGTTTCTAAATCGAAGATGATCATTAATTGTTCCAATGTCTAAGTACTCCTGCAACAATGAATAAGTTTGTAATGAATATGAGTCCATCAAATAAAGTGTTTAACCTTACTAGACGTAGCCATCTCTTACTTGCTCTTTGCATTGTTCCATGTGTACGTCTTATCTTTAAACTGAGCTTTCTTAATTGCCGCCTCGCTGGGTGGCTTAGGTTTATTTAATTGTGTTGGTTCCTTAGCGTGTTTGTACCAAGGGTGTTCGTATTCACTGTCCTCAAAAATCCGTGGTTTCGCTGGTTCCACGTAGAAAGGATGGTTCCGTAGTTTCATTCTCACTAAATCGGCTGTTGGATAAGTCATAAGTTAATTTGCAAGCTATGCCTGTCTCGCCTGAATAACGGTTTTTAAGGACTCTAAGAGTCGTATCGCCTCCTCCCTCTGTGGATTGCTGGTCTCGTTCAAGTCCAATAACCGCATCTGAGATTTGAGATATACTATGAGATCCCCTAAGTTGTGAGAGAGACACGCGTCCTCCTTCTTCATGTGATTTTTTATCATTACTTGTACGTCTAAGGTGGCTGACTAAGAATAAAGTAATACCTGTACGTTCAACTAAACTTCTTAATTTAGTCATAGTTTGATCAATCATGCGTCGCTCATCTCCATCTAATCCACTCAATAAGATACTGAGGTGATCTAGGAATACAACACGACACTCCAATCCACTGGCAAGGTATTCGATCCGATTGTAAACCAAGTCCGGATCATAACTACCAAAGCCATCAAACATGTAGAGATTCCAATTATCAATGGTATTATGAAAATGCTCTTTGAGTTCTTCTTCACTATGTTCACCTATGTGTAGTGCTTTTCCTACAGCAGTAGACATAAGACCTAATGCTGTTTGTCTATTACTTGCTTCAAGATCCAAGAACCCAACTCGTTCCCCCTTGTTGAGGAGGTGAACTGCAATTTCACGAGTGATCGTGGATTTTCCTTGGCCAGTGCCACTAGTAAATGTGACAAGTGATCCGTACCTGATCCCTCGTAATTTCTTGTTAAGTCCTGCGTATGGGTAGTCATGGTCAGATTCTTTCTGGGGTGTAGTAACTTCTTTAAGTAATGTTTTTGCATCGACTATTCCATCAGGTTGGTAAGGCTTAGCATCCCATATTGCTTTTCTTATTGCTTCCGCATCATTCGCTTGCAGAGCTTCTGAAGCGTCTTTATAGGTGTCGAGCCTTGCAATTTTTGTCTTCCCTGGTGGTAGTACGCTTGCAGCATCTTCCGCTGCTTTTCTTCCAGCCTCATCTCCATCAAAGAAGAGAACAATTTCTTCATATCCTTGGAATAAATCGTATTGTTTTTGTATATCTTTCTTAGCTGATGCAGCCCCATGAGGGAGGCTTACATGTGGCCAGCCTGTCATCGCCTCGTAGCCAGAGGCAGCATCTAGCTCCCCTTCATAAACAATGATCCGTTTACCGCTACTAGGAAATAAATGCTGACCAAACAAAGTATCAGTTGATATCCCTTCATAATAGAAGTCTTTTTGTTTAGTCTTTACCTTTGCTCCCTGAAGTATTCCGTCGCCTGTGAAATAATGGAAGCGTAGAAGTTCTCCGTCTCGGAATATCTTGTATTTTTGATTAGTCTGTTCTGATATTCCTCTTCGCTGCAGCCGTACGGCAGATCCTTGGAGTTGTACATTGGTAGACATTTCGTGATTGTGATGATTTTCTCCATTCCCAGGAGTGCGGGTTTCGCATACAAAGCAATAGGTGTGACCATCCGAGTATTCGCTCTTAGCGTCGGATGATCCACAGTTCTCACATGCTGTATGTCTAACGAATTCGCTCTCTATATGAGCCATTCCATTGGTATGTTGTGCCAAGAGGTCCAAGGTATGTTATGTTTCTCGCACCACTTAGCGTATGTAGTCTTTGATTTCTTAGAGATAGTATTAAATGGTGCTTGAAAGACCATACGGATATCTAAGTCTGGGTTTTGTTCAGTAACCGCCTTGATCTTCCTGCGATCAGCTGAGTCCCAGTATCCTTTTGTTTCTAAATAAACTCCATTCGGTAGTAGGAAATCTGGTGAATAATGGTGTTGTATCTCATATGCAACCCTAGTAGGCTCATACTCATAATCAATACCTAATTCACATAGTAGATCAGATACCTTTTCCTCTAGTTTCGACCGAAACATTAGAAGTCATCGGTTTCAACTGAGCTAGGTGTTCCTACTGCCTCAACGTTAGGCTCACCAGCTTTAAATCCACTGGTCTTACCAAACAATTCAGCTACACCTACCTCGTCTAAGTCACCTGTATCGACCCCTGCACCGCCTTGAACGGTTACTACCTGCACTCCTGATAGTTTCAGAGAGGTGCCGTAAGAGATGCCGTCCCTGAGGAGATAAGGTTTCTGTATAAATCCCAATTTGACAGTACTTCCTGCATAGACAGGAGTATTAATATCATTAATTGGAGTACCTTCAGTGTCGACCACTGGCGGACGCTTGTCTTCTGACCATGAGAACTTAATGATGTACTTGCCATCGGATACTTCCTCCCAAGGTTCTGGTTTTAATGAGGATCTTTTAGGGTTCTTGAGCTTAGACTCAGCCCACTTAAGACACTCAACTCTTTCTTCTTCTAACTTATCAATCAAGTCTTTACCAACTAAAGCTCTTAAGCTATAACCGTATTGACTTGGCTTCAGTACTGCTTGATAACCCTCTAATGTTACAGGGTTTGCAGTGACGTGGATGTTTCTCATTAACAAAAAAAGTAAGTGGATTCAATTACTGACTCAGGTTTAAGGTCGCCAATAATCGGTGGTTCAGTTTCCGCACCTATCTGGTGAGCGAAATCTGTTAGGTAATCATGTTCTGCGAACAGGTACATGTATGTTTCTCTGACAATCTTGGATAGCTCAGTCATGTCGGTTGCTCTACATAAGACACTATCATGTATTAGAGCTATTGGATTATTAAATTTTAAAGATGCTAAACATAATAAACTAGCATCTAAAGAGTGTATTAGATTAGGGGCAGTAGCTGCCTTATGTCTAGCTTTATCTACTGTGTTACTATCTCCAGTAGCTACTCTCATATTACACTGACCTAATACTTGTAAGGTAATACGTTCAACTTCTTTCTTGAATAGTTTCTGAGAGACAACAAAGCCTGATGGTGTTACCCATTGAAGTTCAGTGACTCCACGTTTAATAGCTTTGCTAACCTCATCTTCTATCCACTTCATTACTCTCATAGGTCCAGGCACTATAATATTCATAGCATCTCTAACTGCTTTAACAGTTAACTTGAGATCTTCATTAGAGAATACAGTACCAGTTTGACCAGCAACTTCATACTTAAGCGATCTATCTAAGATGGTTGGTTTACCATTCTTATCTACCTTAGTCCACCTCAAACCTCTATCAATAAAAGCATCTAATATGTACTGCCTATTACTAAAGGGTTTAGCATTGTAAGGTATAGTCATTACAGTACGCTTAGTACATTTACGATCCCAATGAGGACGTAGGTTCTCAGGTATGTTTGGCTTAGATGTTTCAGCTATTACTTTATAAGCATCTTGTGGCTTATCTGATGGTAATACATTAACAAGTTGAGCTGTTGATTTGTCTTTAGCGAGACCTGCGAGTATCTGTAGACCACTACATGTAGCGTCTATAGCTACAGGTAGACCAGTGCTTACTCGATCTCTCTTTATTACACAGTGATAGAACTCATCACATGCGGCCAAGAATTGCCAAGGTTCCTCAGCTCCCTCCCAATCTGGAAGATTACTTATTGGATCTGTAGCAATTATTTCTATTAACCATTCATTCTCATAAGTCCAAGCTAGTCTCTCGTTAAGAGTGTCTTTATCTAAACCGTAAGTAGTTGCTACTTGAAACCTCAACCATCGCTCTGCCTCATCATCCATGAAGGATTCATTAGCAAATCTTATAAGACTCTTTCCAAAGTCTGTATCTTGTGGTGTTAAGAATGCTGGTATAGGGTAGACCCTACCTCGGTAATCAAAAGACCATGGAATATAGAACTTCTCTTTATTCTTAAAGCGTTCTACTGTTTCCATTGTCATCCTTGTACGACAAGACTTCTTAAACTCTTGAGCTTGTTTATTCAATACCTCAGCTGCATCTCTTCTGTATTGCTTCCTAGTAATTTCATTCTCAGCTATGTCAACAGGTTTATTAGGTAGTTCATGATGACATATTGGTTGGAATTTACCAACACTTGAACCCTTTCTCTGAAGTATCTCAGCTACCTTCACAGTGAAAGGGTTAAGGGTATAAGCAACCTTTTGTATTTTGTTAAGGAACTCAAAAGGTTTTTCTCCCTGTATACATGACGACTCGCTCCGACGTACCATATCATGACCGCGCATAATCTCGTTAAGCAAGTAACCGCCAGACTTTTCATGGGTCCAGTCATTCGGTTCGATCAGCATAGGCCAAGCCAATGGGCTGAATAACTCAGCATTATACATGACTTGATCTTTGATAGCCATGAACTCAGGTGTGGGTATGACATAGCTATTCTTCTTACGTCCTTTATAAATGATTTCTTTATCAAACCATTTACTTGTTTCAATTATACAACTCAACAACCAACCACCTAGCTTAACCCTATTGCCACGACCCCAAGAATCCCATTGCTGTATCTCGTAACGATTCATAAGTGTTTGTATCACTACAACCTTTTGATCAGTACCAATAGACTTATGCCAGTAATTCTTCTTAAGTGTATTCAATAAGCCAGGTGCATGATGTTCATAGTGTCGCATTTGACACTCATTTTCTACACCCTTACCAATTGAATCACATATATTTATTATCTGATTACTCTCATCCTTGGTACTAAATACATTATCTATTGTTATCTTACAAGCTATAGCAGCAGCTGCAAGAGGTTCAATATCAGATAGATATTGTTTGATCTCCTTAAATGATTGACCAGTATGACCCTCATGTATCCTATTATTTGTTTCCTTAATTCTTTCAACAACTAATGGTAGTAAGGCATCAATAGTTGTAATACCATAGATAGATGCTGAAGCATAAGACTTTTCTTCTAAGTTCTTAGTGTTGTCCTTAAGTCTCTTAAGACCTTGAGCAATAGCATCACGTTCATGATTAAGTTGCTCATCTATTTGAGCAGGTGTTGGCATTAGGTTACATCATCAATGAGTTGTTCATTCATAAGTTTAATTAACTCATCCTTATGTGGATGGTTGTTGACATCACGTATAAGCTCAGCTAAACGGATGTCCTTGGTGCGTTTGTTTGTCATTGTTTTGGGGGAGGTGTTAATTTATGTATGGCATTATGATCGCATACTACGAACTCATGTGTACCAAATAGTTTCTTAATGCGATTCTCAGCTGCACCCCTATACCTATACGTGTACTCTTTAACCTTCTTTGTCTTGAGGTTAGTTGCTCTGATGATACATTCATGTGAGCTAGGTAACATCCAATTAGCTATGTGAAATTCATAGAATTGATCGTATGGTATTTGTGGAAAATACTCTGATTCAGTCTCATTAACTGCTAACCAATTGTTAGCGAAGATCTTTTTATTCTTCATACTGGAGTTACGTTCTTGAGTTCTCTGTCCATTAAACCTACTAATGATTCGGCACGGTATGCCGCTTCTATATCATCAGCAGCTTCAATGATATACTCCTCATCATTAGTAGTGAGGACTACATATTCGTGTAGCATTAGTAATACTTAGTGAGTGAGTTTCTTAATTAGCTGTTTAGTTCTGGCCTTAGCTTGCCGTATCTTTTGAGGCTTACGCCTACCTTTTTTCTTACGCTTTGTGTCCGCGTCCTTGAATTTTAATATAATATTCATCTAGTAGTTTACCCTTCAGATTGCTAACGTCCTTGCATGTCATAGTGCACGAGCTTGGACGCAGATTCTCATGGTTAAATCTACCGATGAGATGTATAAGTTCTGCACTATTTAAATTCAATTAGCCTCCTTGATAATGTGTGTGTAAGGGAGCAAGGGTCTTCCCACGTATACGGCCAACAGGCCTAGTGTCCTTGCTGAGTCCCTCATCCAACCCTCGAAAGGGCTGGAGGAGAGAATCATTGAGGATTAAGGAAATAAAAATCCTCAAGATATGCTATAGAGTCGTAATAGTCTTCACCTCCTTGACGAGCTAACTCGTTAAGCATGGTATAACCTAACTCTATGTAGTTGCAATAAGTGTCCATGATTGTTACTTAGTAGCAGTCTTCTTCCTTGGTGTGACTTCTTTCTCAAGTGATTTCTTTACAATCTCTTGAGCAAACTTAAGTACTGTCTCAGGCTTAATACCTGTAAGTACTACACGATCCTCAAAGTCTTGAGTAACAACTAACCCAGCGTGCTCATCGCAGTAGTACATTGATGCGTCCTTGAGGTAGTACTCGTGTGTTGATTCGAATGAAAGTGTCATGATTAATTAATAATTAGCGGGCGTGATTGTGAAGATTAAGTAATACTTAGTGTACTAACCTTATCTTTAACATAAGTCCATACATTGCGTACATCCTTGTTAAGTTGTACCATCTCATAGTGATGTATATCCATACGAGATTGTATGTCCTTGATGTATAACTTAGGGCTGATAAGTTCAGGCTTATCTAACTCATTAAGTAAACATCTATCTTGTAATGCATGTGATAATTCTATTAGCTGAGACTTAGTAAGTTTATCAGTAATAGATGCATTGAGTGCGTCCTTGTAGTTCATTCGGTCCAATGAAATACTGCTACATAAGTTAATGCTAATGGCAAGAATGCCAATGGTAATAACATAATCAAATACGCCTCACTCAGTGTGAGGCAATAGCACGGCGTGGAATTGCACCACGTCCCTTAAGCTTTTCTTACGTGCTAGATCGCCGACATGGTGCGGCTTACACTAATAACATTCATGACTGTTATTAGATGCGCGATAGCAGCAATCAATTAACTCTTCACTCAGGTTTTTTAACTAGTATTGAGGTACTACCTGATAAACCCCAACGGTCCATGCGAGGATCGAACTCGCATTACTAGCGTGACAAGCTAGCGTACTAACCATTATACGAATGGACCAAGAAAGGACGTGAAGTCCTAGGCTTGTATTGCATATATCTCATCGCTATCAACGACAGTCATAGCTACAAGCTCGATGAATGACCAGACTACATCATTGCGGTATCCGGTGTAGTTGTTAGAGTTGTTAGTCCACATCTCTTTAACAACATCCTCACCTAATTTATCAGTGATGTACTCGATCATCTCATCTTCATACTTATCAAAGAAAGAGAGAGTGTCCTTGTAATAGATGTGGTCATGTGCCACACCTGATACGCAGCCATGCTCTACAATTTCCTTGCATGTTTCATAATCGTAAGTGTCCTTGATTACATCAAGTGCACTGCGAGTACTGATTGTTTGCATGATGATAATTAATAAGTGAACATTTACCCAAAGGGTAAGAGCTAGGCAGGGACTTGAACCCTGCTGTAGTCCTTGACTACTAGCTTATTTGTTTATACAAATGATGGTAACTGAGGCTCCCATGATTGGAAGCTTACTGCTTCTCTAGTGCGGTTAGCCTTGAGGCAGTTGTTGTTAACCCAGAAACCTAGTGATACATCAGGGTTGAACAATACATTGGCTATTGATCTAGCTGATACATTCTCGTACTCGTACTCATATCCATTAGCGAATGTAACCAAGGCCTTCCTTGCAAGAAGGTCAACCTTTAGTGATTCGATAGCAGCTGATGTACGTGTTGGAACTGTGATAAACATAATGAATAAGTTAAGTGAACATAATTCAGGGTAAGTCCCTGATGAAAGAGTGAGGTTTCGAACCTCAGCATCACGCTATACTTGATACTCTTCCCAGTATTCCTGAAGCTCGTCAGGATCTGTGATAGTCTCGGAGTCTACAGAGTAGTGAGCACCGAGTCCAGATGAACTAGGCCATCCACGTCCTTGTAAGGACTGGAGAGCAGCCATTACAGCTGGATCAGCAGCGGCCTTGTCATTGACAAGAGCAGCGCCGTTGAACATTGGAAACAAAGTTAATTGCATAATAAATAAAGTAAACAAAACCCAGTCAAGGACTCGAACCTTGAGGAACGCC